TCAACGAACTCTTCAGCTCCAGAGATGGCGACTAAAAACGTTCAGCTTCACTATTGTCAGATCGCTGATGAACACTGTCCGCTAGCAATTACGCGCTTTACGTCCTTTGACATGGACGACAAGCCGCTTGCTGTTGAACAAGTCACCTATGAATCCAACATGGATTACATGGAGCGGCAAGTTATCAACGCGCTGTCTTGCAACGTCGAAGTCAGCATCCTCACAGCAACACCAATTCACGAATTTAAACGACTGTATTACTTGTTCAACAATGACAAATGAACGTGCAGATTTTTCGGCACGATAAAGAGTGGATTGTGCTAACTGAATCTTACGCGCTAACGTTCCACCAAACGCTTGCTGGGGCGATGAGTCATGCCGCAACCGAAATCGGGGCGTCAGATCATCATGGAGCGTCTCAACAAAGCGATTCAGCTATCGACAACAGCTGACCTTCAACGAGCTGCAATGTTCCTAGAAGGAGCCAGGCAAGTCAGGCTTGGTTCACGTCGTCAACGCACCAATGCACGCTCCGCTCAAGCAACTGCGTGGAGGAAAAAGGTTGACGACTCGATAACATGGTAACATTCGTTTAGTATTTTAAAGCCGATGGCGACGAAGCACGGCAACCGGGTTTATATCCAAGTCTTACTTGAGCCCTTTCGGGGTGAACTCTTCATGCAAGAGGCCGATGCTCAAGGCATCAAACCATCCGCTTTAATCCGCCAGCTGGTCTACAACTATTTGGCAGAAAATACTGATGAGCAAGCGTATTGCGATGCTCTAATCAATGACAAGCAAAAGTGGCAAGACGCTGTAGACGCCAGGCTTGAAGGCAGGGCCAAGAACCGCCGCTCCAGAGTTATGCAGTTTCAACAAGACATCGACGCATCAAATTGACCGATGTGGCCAACTGCTTGCTTTAGCAACTTGGCCTGATGCCAGTTGGTCCGTACCAGAGATACGCAAAGCTGCTTTAACGCATCCTCGTCGCCACAGCTTTGAACGTCTCGAACTGTCCGCTCCAGTTCCAACTCCTCTTCAAGGCTCTGGTTGACAACCATCCAGTCTGCCCAGCCCATTTGTTACAGAGTGTACTTTTTAAAATGGTAAGCAGCGTTTTCGTGTATGTCGATTACTCGCTGACCAAAATCACCCAACCCGTACCAGGGCCTTCAGCTTGCCAACGCTGATAGAACGCAGCTTGTCTCACTCGAACGTTACGTCCCAGATGTGGGTTGCTATGGCCACCCTTCTCCATTTCTGGGTAGCCACGGGGATCTTGCATGATCCACTCTGGATCGTTGCTGTTCTTGCCTGCATAACCACTAATCACGCTCCAATGGCCACAGCCAAGGCCATTGCACATTGGTGGTTCGCCACGAAGCATGTTTCCAGCGTGCAACCAGCCAACCAACACTGGTCTGCCAGCTTCGATCTCTAGCTCCACCATGTCAGCATCGCCGTCTTTACGAAACTCGGCTTTCAAGCCAAGGCTCTCCAACGCTGCAATCTGAGCCTCTACTGACGTGGTGTCTCCGTACTTGGCGCGGATCTTGTTGTACTCATCATCTGTCCGAACCTTCTTGTAAAACGCTGCCACCATCGCAGCTGCTGAACTGAAGCACTCGCGGTATCCCGTTCCAGTCTTGTTGTCGAGCTGTCTGAAGTAAGGCATGTAGATCTGCTGGTCGTATCCACTCTCCTTCCACGCCTGAAACCAATCAGCTTCGTGCTCCTCCAGTAGCTCCGCTGGCATTGACTCCTCAAGTTGTTTAATTGCAGCCAGCTGGTGGGGCGTGCCACGAAAGAACTGGAAAAACGGCAGTAGGGCA